TTAGTTCCACCATTTAAAATATACATATCTCTTACTTGTAAAAAATCAGATGGTAAAGTTGCTGTTTCTCCACTAAGAGTTAAAGTTGTTTGATCTATCATTTTTCTAATTCTTAATTTAGAATTAAAATCTTTTTCTGCTAGAACAATAAAATCCTCAGAAATTTCAGTTGTTAAATCTGATCTGTTTAACCAATTTGCGATTGATGTTTTTAAATCTGAATAAGTTGCTAATGCCATTATAATTTTCCTTCAGCAGTTTTAAAATATCTAAATTCGCTGCTATTTAATTTTTGTTTTAATATTTTTTTTTGAACTTCTGGTGGAAGTGCAAACCAATTACTATCACCATTATACTCATTTGCCCACACACTTAAAGCAATAGTTGGAATACTGGCTACTCTTTTCAAATCTCTTGATTTAGAATAGCCATCATTCATGTTCAACAATTCTTTATTGTGTTTTATGTGTGAATCAATATTAACTTCTTCTTTAACTGCAATTTTACCTTCCATGTCATCTTTCATGTAAGTTGTTTTTTGCAATCCGTCTAAAATTATATCTTTTCTCATCTGCCTTGACCTTTATATCTTGTTTGTCTTTTTTGTCTTTTCTCTGATTTGTTCTGAGATTTTTTATGCTTACCAGGTCTTTTAGGTGGTTTAGCTCTTGGAACAAAATGAGTGAACTTTTGTTTAGCCATATTAGCCAGACATTTCAGTAACAGAAACTTCAGCAGTACCTATCACAGCAACTTTTTCACCAGGTGAAACTTTAAAAATTTCAGGTTGGTCAGCAGGTACAAATATACTTGCAGATCCAGCAGTAGCTGAAGCTGTAGGTGCAGTTCCAAATAAAATATGAATGTCAGCAGGTGTTGCTATTCTTACATATTCAGTTTGAGTACCAAATGCAGCAGATGCTACAGATGAACCTGAAGCTGTTAAGCTTTGATGTGTAGTAGGTCTTAATCCGTAATTAAAACTCATAGTTTTTCTCCTAATTAATTATGGGGGAAATACCGCTAGGCAAGATCCCCCAAATGTTATTATCTTCTTATTACAAAAGTTACAACTGCTTTTGAAGTATTAGAAGATCCACCGTCTGTAATCATTTCGATAGATCCACCTTCAACAACAGTATTGTTTCCAGTTGGTGAAGCTGTATCAATAGCACCAGCAGAGCCAGAAGCTACGATAGATATTCCACCACCAGTAACTGCTGTACCACCAATTTCAAAAGAAAGTGCGGCAGTTCCTGTAATAGTTGCTTGATTAGCAGTTAAAATTTTTACAATTTTTCCGCCATCAGGTATTGCAACAAAAGTTGATGAAGCAGTTGAAACATCTTCAATTTCAGCTGTTATAAAATAGTCGTTTAGTGTTCTCATGTTTTTATCCTTTATTTGCTTCGTTCCGTCATTGACTTCAAAGACCAAACAAAATTGTTAGTTTAATATGATGGGGGATTTCTCCCCCACCAAAAGTATTTATTATGAAGTAGTTAGGTCTGTAACCATTCCACTTGCTTTTTCATTTCTTGACTCAAGAGTGTACTCAGCTACCATAAATCTCTGATCTGCATCTCTAGTTTGTGCAGGAGTTTGTAGAGAGAAATCTCTTAAGAAAGAAACTGCCCAGTAGTCCATCTCTAAGATAAGAGCATCTTGACCTACTTTTGCAGCAGTACCATTAGCACCTCTAATGAATCTGTTTGGAGCTACTTGCATAGTTCCAAAATCTGACTCATATACATCAATAGAAGTAATTAATCTTCTATCTTCAGCAGCGTCAAATCTTGTAGATCCACCAGTAAAGCCTGATAGTTTTTGTTTATTGAAAGCACCAACCATAATCATGTTAGGGTTTCCGCCTTCATTGTAACAAGATCTCAAAACACCTTTTAACTGATCTTCAGTAAAAGCTCTTTGAGTACCATCTACTCTAGCAGCACCGTTACCAGCACCAGATCCACCAGCACCTGCGTCAACGTTAGTTTCGATCCAAGTTTGGCATCCACCTAAAGTTCTTGCAGTTGTAGCGTCACCAGCTGCTTTTGCAACGTTAGATAAAAGAGCAGTTTCCATATCTCTTTTTAATTCTTTCGCAGCTTTAGCTACTTGGTAAGCTAACTCATTGTTTCTTCCAGCAGAAGTTACAGCATCATTAGTTCCTGATACTTGAATTCCTTTAGTAGAAATTTGAGTGTAGTTTTCTTCTTTTGCAGAAGCCGCAAGAGTTGCATATGAAATTGCATCTCCTTCAACCGCAGCGTTAGCAGCAACGTCAGCTAATGCGTCTGTTTGCCATTGGTGTGTAGTGTTTGTTGCTTTGTTTTTTGCAACGCCAGACATAAAAGGAGTTTCTGTTGGACTTATGTTGTAAATAATGTCCGCTAGGTCTTCTCTTATTCCGACTGTTTGGTACGTTTGATATGTAGCCATTGTTTTTCTCCGTTAGGTTATTGTTTATAGATAACGCAGAAGTAATTCAGTTGCATCTTTAGTGCTTCCAGATTTCTTCAACGTCTTAATCTTATTCAACCTAGATTGACTATCCATATCCTCTTTAGTGCTTTTAACGCCAGACTTAACAAACTTAGATGGTTTAACTTTTTTACTTACTAAATTGGGTTTAGTCGCTTTAGCTTTCATACCATCCATAATCACATCAAACATTCTTGAATCATAAATTCTAGCGACATCTTCATTTGTGAAGCCTTTAGAACTTAAGTAATTCATAATGTTCGACTTAACTGTAGTACCCTTAATAGGATCAGCAAGTTCAGGATGTTTTAAATGAAGTTTTTTTTGTTCTTCTTTTAATATTTCCTGGAACTGAGTTTGCTGATGCTCTCTCAGTTTTTGCTGTGCTTGTTGAATTGATTGTTTTCGTTTATTAATTTTACGATCAACTCTTGCAGCTTCAGTAGGATCTTCATCCCAAAGCCTATCTAGCTCTTGGGAATTTACATCATTGTTAATCTCAGCATTTAAAGTCGCCACTAAGGAATTTAAGTCTTCCATCTTGGTCGAATACTGATTTTTCAAACGATCTTCTTCGGATTTAAGCTCTCTTTTTTCGATTGCTATCTCCTCAGTTTTTCGTCTGTAGTCGGCATCTTTTTGATAACCTGCTTTTAATTCTTCAAGGTCAACATCAATCTTTTCACCATTAACAATGACTTGGTGTAGATCGGTTTCTTGTTCTTCAATTGCATTTTCATCTTCTGATGCTTGTTCTTCATCTGCAACTTCCAAAATTTCTTCTGGTTGAGTTTCAGGTTGTTGTTGAACTTCAGATTCTGCTTTTACAGTTTCTTCTTTTTCAACTGGTGTTGCTTCTGGTTGAGGTTTAGTGATAACTCCATTAGAGTCCATTAAACTTTCAATAGATTTAGCAGCACCTTGTACTGACACATTGTTCAGTAATGGGTTTCCGTCAGACATTTAAGTCCTCCTTATTGTTAAGCTGTCCTTCGACTTGGCTTATTCTAACCTTTGTGGTTAAAATTTTGTATTATTCTGTTGTTTTCTGAAATCTTCCAACTGTCTAGATGCAAGTTTTCCAGTTTCAACAATTGTATGTAGGTGTTGTTCAACTTTTCCTACAACATTGTAAGCAATCCAAAGTTTTTCTCTGGTATCACCTTCTTTAGCACCTGTTTTATCTAATAGTGCTTCAGAATAAATTTTTTTAAGAGCTTCTATACTCTCTTGAAAAAGTTTACTCTCCAATATCTGTTTGGCTTCGTTGGATCGGCTCACTTCCACCGCCCTGTCCGCCTGGTCTTTGATTTCCATTTAATCCTTGTACTTGTTTTTGAAACATATTAGCCGATTTTGTTGCTTGGTCAAGAATTTTACCTTCTTCAGCAATCATCATCTTATCTAATTCTGCATCTGCTTTAATTTTTGCTGTATCAAGCTGTGTATTGTACTTTAAACCCATTTCTTTTATCTTCGCTTCAAAATCTAAAGTCATAGCTTGAGTTTTTTGCTGTAATTCTTTGTACTGTAATTCAATATCAGCAATTTTTCTCTTATTCTCAGCATCAATTCTAGTAAATTCTATTTTCTCAATAGGAGTTGGAGCAGGGGGTTGAGGTGGTGGCATCATTTGTTTGCCTACATCTGGATCTACAAAGTAAGTTTGGATATTTTTTAGTCCAGCGTTCTCAATAATTTTAGTTAAAGTGTTATACATATTCTTTAATGTTACCATTGGCATTTCTTTTCCGCCTTGTAATTGGAATGCTTGTAGTTGTCTTTCAAGAATATTATTTAATAACATTATTTGTTGCTCTTTAGAACCAGTACCTAATCCTACAACGATTGAAATATTAAATCTATCTTTCCATTCTGTAGGTCTAACTGGAACATAACTATTATTTAGCATAACAATTTTTTCTTTGTCTTGGTATTTAACCATTAGTTCAAATATTTTTTTAAATAAATCTTTAACTCCAGTTTCTGCAAAGACTCTTGCTATCAATTCTGATCTCATTTGTGTTTGCGTCATCAACGCATTTACACCAGTTGCAGTTTTAGCATTTAAAGTATCTGGACTTAATCCTTGAACTTCTTTTGAGATACCAGTTCTAACTTCTCTAACTGAATCTAGGTAACTTAATAAAGGAAAAGCTTGTTGTGAAATTGGTTGAGCTTGTAAAGGTTGCATAACTTGATTTGGTGGTTGCTTAGTTCTAACTACACCACCTGGTCTAGTCGTTAATAGATCATCCATGTTCACCATACCATCCATGATCGCAACTCTGTTATTATTTGTTAAATACATATTATCTAATAACTGACGCATCACAGTTGATTTAGTTAATTGAACATCTTCAACTAATTCTGAAATACTTCTTCCATAAAATCTGTGTGGCATTGGAATAGGAGTAACTGTTACAAACGGTGCGTTATCGCAAGGCATATTTTCTAAAATTGTAGAACCGTCATCTCCAGCAGAAATAATTTTTCTAAGCTCTGCAATACCATCTCCATCATAATCATATTTTACATATGACTCATAGATTAAAACTTTTTCTGTAGATTCATCTGTTGCATTATCAACTGGATATTCATCTATATCTCTTTGTCTTGTAATTTCTTCGTTGTTGTAAATATCTAATTCTGATTTAGGTAAATCTTTAACTTCATCTTCTGGATAACCCATAGAAATTAAATCTGATCTTGTCATTAAAACTTTGTGTGCAACAAAGTCTGCTTCTTCGATTGTCTTTGCATTTCTATCAATTAAAAATTCTTCAGGTGGAATACTATCTATTTTTACTTTACCTGTTTTTTTAGTTCGTTTAATTTTGCAATTGTATAAAGCAAAGTTAGGAACTTGAACTTGAGATACATCCATTCCTTGAGCTTCGTATTGTGCTAAAGTTTTTTCAAATTCTTCTTTGGCAGACTCATCTTCAAATTGTTCTTCTTCAACAATTTCAATTTCATCTTTAGTATTTTCTAAATCTTCTTTTTCAACTGCTGATAAATTTTCGTAAGTTTCGTAATCTACTTTTTCAGAGTCATCCCAATAAATTTTTAAAAAACCATTCTTTTCAATTAGAGCATCTTTAAAAAAATTATATAATAATTGGAAACCATTATTCTCTTTGTAAAAAACATGATTTAAATAAGCTGTCGCTTGTTCTGCCATTGGCACATCTTCTGCGGTCATGGGTTCACAATGAACTACTTTATCACTTGCTGTAAAAACTCTTAGAAGGCTTGGCAATAAACTTTCGATTGTATCTGATACATCTGTACTAACGACTTGTGATCTACCATCTATTTCTGTTCCAAGTTTTTCACCTAAATAATATTCTAAAGATTTTCTTCTGGACTCTGAAAGCTGTCCACCTAAAAAGCCTAAAGCATTTTCAATTTGATTTGATAATAAACTCTGTAATTTGAAATCTGATAATTCGGTTATTTTTTTTTTTGCCATATTAAACTATATAATTCGTATTTACTCTTATTGGCTTTGACCAATCTGATCTTTGTATCGGCTCTGTAACCGCACCGTATCTTATTGAGTCAGCAAAGTGTGATGCCCAATTGTGTAGAGGTTTATTTCTAAAACAATTATTTTTTTCATCCCAACGTTTGCAATATGATTTTAACGCTTCAACCAACTTTTTGCAATTGTTTTTATGAAAATAACATTTCGGCAACATTCTTCTAACTTGCTCAATACCGTCTTCTACACCAAGTTTGGGTGCAATGTCAAATTCTAAGCCTAATTCTTTTGCTGTTTCCCATCTTGATTTATTCGTTCCAATCTCTCTAACCCTAATATCATGGGGTGCTATATGTTTAGAATAGGTATAAGGCTTGTTATCTATAACATTTAGATAATGCTCTAATCCTTCACCTGAGTTCTCATAGCAATCAATAATTCTAATTTCATCTCCATGACGTTGAGCAAAGGTAATAACGGTACTATCATTCATTCCTAAATCCCACCAGGTTTCCACTTCTAAATTTTCGTCTATTTCAAAATTAATTACTTTTTTATTCGCTTCCATTTCTTCAATCACCTTGCCAAAATAAGATCCACTTATTCCAGCTTGAAATGAGCATTCAAATTCTTGAGCATAACTTTCTGGCGACATGGTTTGTTTTGCGGCATCTAATTCTTCTTGAGCTATAATCTTTGTTTCACTAGCTTTGAATACTGCTGTAAACCAATCTTTATTAGATTTAGCTTTTTCATGTAAATCAAAAAACCAATTTCTTCCCATTGGCGTACCGATAAATATTGCAAAGCCTTTTCTATCCGATAGGCAAGGTCTTAAAATAGTATCAAAAAGGTCTGGCGAAAGATTCTGTGTTTCATCACAAACTATACCATCAAAGTATTGACCTCTTATTGCAGCACTATTCTCTCCTCCTAAAATTTGTATTCTGGAGTTGTTTATTCCAAAATCTACCCTTAGTTCAGACTCATTGAATTTTGTTCCTGGTATGGCAGCAGAGAATTGTTTCATATAATCCCAAGCTGTGCTTTTTCCTTGCAGACGATATGGAGAGATGAAAGCAAATCTAGGATAGGGTTTAGTGGACATTAGAGCTGCTCTAATTAGGTGGTTGATAGCAAATACGGTCTTACCCCCTCTACGGTGGACTATCACTACGTTAAAACGGTTCGTATCGCATTTTTTGTGCAAAAAATTTTGGATTTCTCTTGGCGAATAAGGAATTACAATTTGTTTCATTTTAAAACAAAACCCCCCCCTAATGTAAAGTTAGATTAGAATCATTATAATCTTCTTCCAAGCAAAACTCTCCCTTTAAAAATGCCGAAAAGTCTTCAGCTTCTTCTTGGTTTTTAAATCCTTGAAAATGAGTAATTACTACTGGTTTCTTTGTAGCTTTATCTTTGAGAATAAAGATTACTGTTTTTAGAAATTTATCATCCATGTGTTTGTACCATACATTAACATTTATTCAGAAGCCACCGCCAAAAAAAGGGATACCCCTTTATAAAACCCCCCCAGTTAGAAACCAAGAACCAAATAACCAGGAATTATTACTAGTGATAATTACAGACTATCAATAGTAATCTTTCCGATAATTAATAGTTATCGGATATGTTGCTGTTTTGTTCTCATTTGTGGTATTTTTGCAACAGCTCACATATAATCATTGCTTTTTATGTGTGTTGTTTTTACCACTCATTCAATAAAATCAACACTTCTAGAAGGTTTACCAAAAGAAATAATCATAATAAATCTAAGGTTTAGACCAAGAAATAGACAAAGGTTGGTTATTATCACCTTTTATTGATAAAGTTTCAGCTGCTTTTCCATATACTTTTGAACTAATCTTACTTGCACTCCATTGATTATGAGCAGTAATAATTTTATATAAATTAACCATAGATTGAGCAGCTTTTGGATCTAAATCACCAGACTCAATCTTAAGTTCCAATTCTTTTCTTTTATCTTCAAGCTCAGATAATTTAAGGTCAATTGCTAATTCTTTGCTTTTTTGATAACGCATCATCAATTCGTCATCTGTTATTAAATATTTTCTAAAGCTTGACCAAGTGAAATCAATATCCTCTCTTTTAAATACTTCTCTAATAGTTAAACCATCAGAAAAAGCTTCTAAGATTAGATCTATTTTTTTTTCAGTTAATTTTTTTTTACGACCTGCCATAATATTTTATTTAGTGATGCAGCCTGGATAGAAAGAAAGGAAAGGGAACCAAACTGCATCTGTTATATATAACTAATAGACCAAAGCAAAGGGAGCTAGTAGCCTGTAATAATTATATCACCATATATAGTATATTACAAATCAAAAGGCTTTGGTTTTTTCTTAAATGTTCTATCATCAAGGGTAATGGGATTGACCTTTATTTTATTATTAAACATTAAATTATCAATTATTCTCATTACTGTGAAGCTTCCAAACTTGGCATTCAATACGATC